ACTCACTGGCCACCACCATCGCAGAGACCAAGCAGGAAGCAGCTGAGGCTGTAGATGGTTCTGCACTCACTCAGGCCATCGCCCGCGCCACCGACCTCATCACAGGCGTGACAGGCGGCTACATCCGTTTCAATCGCAACGCCGACGGGCAGCCCTACGAGATGCTCATCATGGACCACGAGACCATCGAAACGTCCACGAACATCTGGCGGTACAATTCCGCCGGGTGGGGGTTCTCGCACGACGGCGGGGCAAACTACACCACCGCCGCGACCATCGACGGCGGGATAATCGCCGACTCAATCGTGGCGGGGACGCTGACAGGTCTTGCCATCAACAACGGGAACGGCACGTTTAAGGTGGACTCGGCGGGGAACGTGACGGCGAACAGCCTCAGCAGTTCCAGTGCGACCATCACGGGCGGGTCTATTAACATCCAGACATCGAGCGATTCCACGGACTACATCACGCTAAACAGTTCCAAGGCAAGCGCGTCAATGCAGACGTCTGGTCTGTACGTGACCAATAAGAGCACAGCCGCAAACCCTAACAGAAGGTCGATTGTAAACGGTGCGGCTATCGTCATCAGAAATACATCGACGGACACGCCGATGATTACTTTAGATGCAACAGGCAGTACCGGGAATATATATGCAACAGGGAACATCAGCGCGGACAAAGTCACTGCATCTACCCAAGTAAGTTCGATTTCTTTTAGAGCGGAGAGCGCTTTGACAACTGGATATTCGGCGCTAAGCACTGGCGGGTTGTATCTTTTTAACTCTAGCGGCTCCATCACAGCGATGATAAACCAATCAGATGGTACCATCACGGGGTCGTCATACAAGACGCTATCATCTGGAAATTCCTACACCGGGCGCACTGCAACTATCACCATAAGCGGTACGACGCTCAGGTTTGTCAACGGCCTACTGGTCAGTTAAGGAGGGCACATGTTTAGTATCACGAAAAGAGGCGACGACACCGACATCTACCTCACCAGAGGCGACACGTTTGACTGCCTCGTGACCATCTACGACGCCGACGGTGAGGAGTACACGCCCGCGTCTGGTGACGAGGTGACGTTCGGCATGAAACTGAACTACACCGACCAGACGGCGGTGCTGACGAAAGCGGTGGACACGTCCACGATGCTCTTGACCATCGAGGCCGACGAGACGGAGGACTTGACCATGGGGCTGTCCTACGTGTATGACATCCAACTGCGGACGGCGGGGAACTCGGTGTACACGTTCATCAAGGGCAGGCTCTATCTGGGCGAGGAGGTGACGGCATGAGTTTCGAGGGCAAAATCAGCGGGTCGTTATCGCCGCAGGGCGCAAGGGTCGGGAGCATCTCCGGGAACATCGGAGCGGTCGTGCCCGACATCCGGGACGAGTCCGTGACCACCGCCAAGTTGGCGGATGAAGCGGTGACAACGGCGAAAATCGCCGATGCGGCAGTGACCATCGCCAAACTTGCGCAGGACGTGACGGCGCTCATCAACAGCAAGGGCGACGCCTCGGACGTGGCGCAGTTGCAGACCGACGTGGCGGCGCTCCAGACCATCACGGAGGGACTCGGCACGGCATCCACCTATGGCGTGGCAAACAACCTCACGCAGGCGGCGGCGGGGGCAAACGTGCTTGACGCGTATCAGGGCAAGGTGCTCGGCGACCGCATGACCGCCGCCGAGGGCAACATCACCACGCTTAACGATGGTTATACGCAGTTAAGCAGTGGCAAAGCGGACAACGGAGTGCCGCTTAAAGGTGCGTTTTATATGACGTATAAAGGCACAGGTAGTAGCGGAGTAACCGTCACATTTACGAACGCAGAAAACAGATACATCGGGCTTCTGTTTACTGAGCAGAACAGCGGCAACAGCGCCATTTTTGTTGTGAGATACAAGCAGTCAAATACGGTTGAAATGACTAGGCTGTTCGGCGCTACATCATCCACATACCAAGCGGTGGTCGAATCGAACGGCGACATAAAAGTCTATCTGGATTCGTGGTCGAAGGCTACATTTATCGGTACACAGAGGTTCTCGTAAACATCCAACGCATAAACGAACGGACGGCAACGCACGCCAACGCACGGAATGCGTTTCAACGCGTTGAACCACCCCCACCGGGGCGAAAGGAGAACAAATGGACATTTTAATCGCCATCATAGGCGGGGGAGTGGGGGCGGCGGTCGTAACCGTCGTCGGGCAACTGCTGACAGCGAGGCAGGCCCGGAAGTACGCAAGGGAGGACAAGGAGACGGAGGAACTCACCGCCCTCAAACAGGGCATGAAGTGGTTGCTCTACGACCGCATCCGCTTTCTCGGCCTCGCTTATATCGAGGACGGCGCGGTCGACTTTGACGACCGTCGTGTGCTTCGGGAGATGCACAGCGTATATCACGAGGGACTCGGCGGAAACGGCGACCTCGCGATCATCATGCGGCAGGTGGACGACCTGCCGCTCAAGGAGGGCAAAAGGTGAAATTCGACGACAAAACCTACACCATTTTGAAATGGCTCGCGCTCGTATGCTTCCCGGCCTGCGGGGTGCTCTACAAGACCATCTCCGCCATCTGGGGCTTGCCGTTTGGTGATGCCGTGTGCGAGACTTTCACGGCGGCGTCTCTGTTCGTCGGCGCTCTGATCGGCGTCAGCACCGCAGAGTACCACCGCACAAAGGGGGTGGAGTGATGGTGTATCCTATCCTCTCCGACTGGGACTATGTGCGGACACTGGCGGTCCGACTGTACACGAACCGGGACCAGTTCGCCTACCTCTACGGCGGGAACGGCGAGTATATCAAGGACGAAGCAGCTGCCCGGGCCATCGTGGACCGCATGTGGGCAGCTTATCCGTCCCACTTCCAGACAGCCGTCATCAAGACCGGCCACACCAAGGAGCAGCTGATCCAGCACATCATCGGCAAGCGCGTTCTGGACTGCTCGGCGCTGGTGTGCTATGTTTCCCAGGGCACCGCATGGGGCGACCTCTCGGTGAAGCATGATCTGAACAGCTCCGGGCTGATCTCCGTGTGCCATGACATCACCACTCCGTCGAAGGGCGTCTGCGGCGGCCTCCTCTGGCGCAAGGGCCATGTTTCGATTGACGTGGGCGGCGGGTGCTTCGTCGAAGCCGCCAATGAGTTCGTGGACATCCGGATGCGTAATCTCTCCGGGGCAGGCTTCACCAAATCCGGCAGACTCCCCTGGGTAAACTACGGCCGCATGATCTGCGCTTCTGATCGTTGACATCATCACCCATTGGACTGAATATCCTCCTGACCTACCCCCGTCCGGCTCACCACCGGGCGGGGCTTTTTTACGTGTAACAAAAATCGTGAATACACAAATTCACTCTCGAATTTTGCTCAGTCGAATTTCCACTTGATGAACACGTCCTGCCCGTCTATCTCTATGCGGTCTATCAGCGCCAGCACGAGGAGGCGGGCTTCTTCTTTGCTTCCGGAGTCGAGGTACTCGCCGAACGAGGTGATGGCCTTTAGCGCGTCTTCCGCCGGCTTCGGCCGGTTCATCTCTTCCGTGATCGTTTGGATCTGCTTGTCCAGCGGCGCGATCTTTTTGGCCAGCTCGTCCATCTCAAACATGCCCGAAGTGTAGAGATCCAACAGCCGGGAGCGCTTCGCCCGGATGGACGCCAGCTCCTTCTCGTATTCCCTCGGCTTCTCCTTTTCCGTCACCTTCAGCGCGTCCGGGTCGAGCACGAGGCTCCGGATCTGGTCGAGCACCAGCTTGTCGAGCTCGGCCTCCTTGATGTAGTCGTTCATGCAGTTAGGGTCCTTAATCATCCCCCGGTTCCGTTTGCTCCGTGAGTGGCAGGCGTAGACTCTGGCCAGGTTGGCGCCGCGGTTATTTGAGAAATATCTGGCGCCGCACCGCTTGCACCAAATGATGCCGGAGAGCAGTGCCCGGTTCTGCGGTCCTCTTACTCCTTGCCGGCTCTCGCGGATCTTCTGCGCTGTGTCGAACAGATCCTGCGAGACGAGCGGCTCGTGGACGCCGTCGTACTCCTTGCCGTCCCACTTGACGACGCCGAGGTAAGTCTTGTTTGAGATCACGTACCTGACGGTGGCCTCGCTCCACTTCCCGTACTTCGTGATGTAGCCCTTCTCCTCGAACAGCTTCGAGATCTTATGGCTGCCTTTACCCTGGGCGTAGAGCTCGAACGCTTCCCTGACCTGAGGAGCCTCGAGGGGGTCCGGCACCAGGTCGGTGTTCTCGATCCTGTACCCGATGGGGACCAACCCACCCCCATGCCAGCGGCCATCCTTGGCCCGGCCTTCTTTTCCGATGGCCACTCGTTCTTTGATCCTCTCGCGCTCCAACTGTGCGAAGACAGACAGGATTCCTAACATCGCCCGTCCGAAGGGTGTGGACGTGTCGAAGTTCTCCGTCATGGAGACATAATCGCAGCCGTTCGGGATGAACAGTTCCTCGATCAGATAGAGGGTGTCCTTCTGGGATCTGGAGAGTCTGTCCAGTTTCCAGGACACCACCCGGGTGACAATGCCGGCCTTGATGTCTGCGATCAGCTGCTGGATGGCCGGACGGTCGAGAGACGCACCAGAGTAGCCGGGGTCGGTGTAAAGTTTTGTGCCGGTCCATCCCATGGCTTTGGCGTAGTTCTGGAGTCTCTCAGTCTGCTCGCCGATTGAATAGCCTTCAACTTGCTCCTTTGATGATACTCTGACATACAGTGCGATCATGCGACACCTCCGTGGGCAATGTATTCAATGACTTGCACATCATCCTCCCGGTAAAAGTCCTCCCGGGAGATGTGGCCAAGCGCGTGGATGTAAGCCCTCACCCGGGCATCCTCCGTTAAGTTCTCGTTGAGGAAGACCGTGTGAGTGCCGTCTTCATTCGGGTGGACACACTCATCCACCCCGTCAGGGAAGCAGAGCAGGACCACCATGGTCTCGTTCCGCTCATCCCACCATTTTGTCATTCTTCTCCTTTCTCCCTCTTCTTCAGGTAAAGCAGATAGTCATAGGTCTGCTGCAGCGTCTCCGGGCTCACGTCTTTCGCGGCACTGAACAACAGCCGGAAGTCATGATCATCTTTCATACGCTGCGCAAGCTCTGCGGTCGCCGGGTCTTCGTAGTAGACAGGCTCAGCGTCTCCTGTGATGAAGTAACCGACAGGCACTTCCAGATAGTCGGCTATCTTCTGGAGCCGTTCAGCTTTCAACTCTTTTGTCCGGCCGGACTTCCACTCAGAAAAAGCAGACTTTGAGATTCCGGTGGCCTTTGCAACTGCCGCCACAGTGAGCCCTCGTTCCTCCAGCAATCTGGCAAATAGTTCGTACATACGCACCTCCGACAGAAATCTGAATTTTTCTGTTGACAAGTACAGACTCCTGTCGTACAATGTGTACGTGCGGTACAGAAAACTGAACCGCGCGGAACAAAATACAGGAATCTGGCAACTGAACTCGGCAAGTCTATTGTACAGAAAACTGTATAAAAAATCAACCGCTACACCTAGTAGGGAAGGAGGGCAGATGTACGCAAAATATGCGAAGGTCCGGGATGCGGCAGGCATGACGGACGCAAAGGTGGCAGAACTGGCAGGGATTATCCCGACGGTCCTGAGTGAGTGGAAGCGCAGAGCTGAGACGAACCCGGACACGGAGCTGTCATTCGGGAACATGCTGAAGGTAGCGAAGGCGCTCGGCTGCGAGCTGACCGAGCTGGCCGGAGAGTAAGGAGGAGACAAATGGAGTGCAAGGATTGCTTGTATCACACGGAACACGGCTGCTCATGGAATCAGGCGGACCCTAATCCGGCACCGTGTGAGGAGGAAGACAATGGCGATTGAACTTGGTGGCGGATGGTTCCT